TGTTGCAACATACCATGGCAACTGGAATAGGCAAACAGCAATTATACTACAGAAGAACGGACTGAAGAAATTTTGCAGAGTTATACCAGATGGTGGTCAGGTATTTCCAGCAGAAGACCTTAAAAAGTACACAAATTACAGCGAAATCACGGTATCTGAGTTCAAACATCAATACCACCTGTAAATTTGAACATAAAAGGGGCCGATTGGCCCTTTATCGACCCGGTTTATAAATAAAAGTGTAAATAATAACAGACAGTCTTATCAAAAAACGTTAATAGGAGAAAAACAATGACAGACAAAAGTAAATTCGAGCAAATGCTTGAAAAACTAGTTGCTGACGACAAAACAGCGGCTGAAGAGATTTTCCACAATATCGTTGTTGAAAAATCGAGATCAATATATGAAGGTCTTTTAGAAGATGATATCAAAGATATCGAAGTAGAAGAAACTTCAAAAGAAGAGTCTAAAGAAAAATCAGATGAAACTACAGAAGCGTCTAAAGAAGACAAAAAAGAAGACGAAAAAGTAGAAGAAAAAACTGAAGAAACTAAAGACGAAGAAACTACAGAAGCATCAAAAGACGACGCTAAAGAAGATGAAGCGGTTGAAGAAGCATCAAAAGACGAAGAGTCAAAAGATGAAGACACAACTGATGAATCATTAGTAGACGTTCAAGATTCAGAAGCACCAGCAGTAGAAACACCAGTAGTACCAGCAGAAATGGGCGGAGACGCAACTGATGATATGATGGGTGACATCGAAGCAGACAAAGGTGAAGAAGACAAGGAAGGCGACGCTGACCATGACGGAGAAGACATGGAAGACAGAGTTGTTGACTTGGAAGATGCAATTGACGACCTTAAGGCAGAATTTGAAAAAATGATGTCAGACAAAGGTGATGATGAAGAAGGCGACGACGACGCTGAAGACAAAGGCGAAGAAGAAGCAATCATCAGTCAAGACGCAGAGGGAGAAACAGAAGTTGCTCCCGTACTTGCTCCTGAAGAAGTAGCACCGGCAGTAGAATCGAAAGAATCTGCTCCAAAATCAGCAACAGAAGAAATAAGAGAGTACGTGAACAAAGTTGAAGCAAGCCATTCAGATGGTAGCGACAACACTGCGTCTCCAGTTGCTAAATCAGGCGGAACTGATGCAAAAGCAGATGCAAAAGGTTTAGTCCAAGGTGGTGAGGAAAAAGGTAGACCTGCACCGAAGGCTAAAGAGCATGATGGTGGAAACATCAACAAACCTGGTAACAAAAGTGCGGCTCCGAAGGCGGCAAAGGCTAATACAGCAGACGGAACAGATGGTTCATCTAAGAAATCTGCAATTGGCAGTTAATAGTTAAGTTTAGGAAAACGGATGTTACAATTACGTGAGACACTGACTTTCGACCAAGCGGGAATAGTCGTTGAGTCCAAGGATGAAAACAACGGTAAAAGCCTTTATATGAAAGGCATATGCATTCAAGGTGGTGTGAAGAACGCTAACCAGAGAGTGTACCCTGTTAACGAAATCCAAAGGGCTGTCAGTACGCTCAACGATCAAATCAAGGGCGGATACTCAGTTCTCGGAGAAATTGATCATCCAGAAGGCTTAAACATTAACTTGGATCGTGTATCACACATGGTAAATGAAATGTGGATGGACGGACCTAACGGATACGGAAAATTAAAAGTATTACCTACACCGATGGGATCTCTAATTAAAACAATGCTGGAAAGCGGAGTTAAATTAGGAGTCTCATCGCGTGGTAGTGGTAATGTATCAGAAGACGGATCCGGAAAAGTATCAGATTTTGAAATTATTACCGTTGACATAGTTGCACAACCATCGGCGCCGGGAGCATATCCTGAGCCAATCTACGAGCACCTAATGAATACAAAAGGCGGTTATAAAGCATTTAACTCAGCAAGGGACAAACAGGCACAAGAATACTTAAAAGAAAAACTAGTAAACATAATTGGAAAACTCCAATCTAAGTAGAGGAGAAAAATAAAATGTTAGAAGCACTGAAATCACTTTTTGAAACGAACGCAATTTCGGAAGAGATCAGAGCGGAAATAGAATCAGCGTGGAACAATAAAGTTGAAGAAAACAAACTTGCTGTTACTGCCGAATTGAGAGGTGAATTTGCGGAGAAGTATGAACACGACAAAGCAAGTTTAACTGATGCTGTTGATAAAATGGTATCAGAGAGAATCGAAGCAGAAATGGCTGAATTCGCGGAAGACAAGAAAGCATTGGCAGAAGAAAAAGTCAAGTATGCTACTCAAATTCGTGAGCATTCAGATAAGTTAAAATCATTTGTTTTTGAACAACTTAAAGGTGAAATTGCTGAACTACACAATGACCAAAAAGTTATGGCTGAAAACTTCAGTAAACTTGAGGACTTTGTGGTTGAGGCTCTATCAAAGGAAATAAGTGAGTTCCATCAAGACAAACAAGACGTTGCCGAAACAAAGGTACGTCTAATTCGTGAAGCAAAAGCACATTTTGAAAAAGTTAGAAATAACTTCATATCAAAAGGCGCTGAAAAAGTATCAGAAATAGTAGGCAAAACTCTTAACAAAGAGATTGGTTCACTAAAAGATGATATCGAAGCGGCACGTAAGAATGACTTTGGTCGCAGAATGTTCGAAACTTACAGCACAGAATACTCAAACAGTTTTCTGAACAGTAAGAGCGAAACTTCAAAACTTCTAAAAGTTGTGGATACAGCGAAGCAACAATTAGAAACTGCGAAAGAGACTGCCAACGAGAAAGACAAGATCATCGAGTCAAAAGTTAAAGAAATAGAAGATCTTAAGAACACGGCAGAGAGAGATTCAGTTATCAATGAGTTAATTCAACCATTGAATGCTGAACAAAAAGATATAATGACAAATCTTTTGGAGAGTGTACAGACCGGACAACTTAGAAAGCAGTTCGAAAAGTATGTACCGGCTGTAATAAACGGTAGGTCTCCAGCGAAGAAACAGGCTTTAAAAGAAGGCACAGAAATAACAGGCGACAAACAAATAGTTAACGCAGGTCAATTCAACAGCAAACTTGTTGATATAAAAAGACTTGCAGGTATATAAGGAGAAACGACAAATGTCAGAACTAACAGAAACACGCTGGCAGGATACGAAGAGTGCGTTATTAGAAGGCTTAACTGGAAACAGAAAAGCAGTCATGGAGTCAACTTTAGAGAATACTAAAAAGTATTTGGCTGAGGCGGCGACAGCAGGTGCCACATCTGCAGGTAACGTAGCAACTTTGAACAGAGTGATCCTACCGGTAATAAGACGGGTTATGCCTACTGTGATCGCAAACGAGATCGTTGGTGTACAACCAATGACTGGTCCAGTTGGACAAATCCACACTCTAAGAGTAAGATACGCAAACACAAACGACGCTACTAATACATCAAATGATGTAACAGCAGGCGACGAAGCATTATCTCCATTCAAAATAGGTCAAGCCTATTCTGGAGACGGGACTGTAGGTAAAGCAGACGCAACAGCATCTAAAGAAGGTGTTGGCGGTAATGCAATGTCAATCCAAATCTTGAAACAGACAGTTGAAGCAAAAACTAGAAAGTTACAAGCAAGATGGACGTTTGAGTCGGCGCAAGATGCTCAAGCACAACAAGGCATTGATGTAGAGGCTGAAATCATGGCGGCATTAGCACAAGAAATTACTGCTGAAATCGACCAAGAGATCATCAACTCATTAAGAGCTCTAGCGGCTACTGAAGAAACATTCAACCAAGCGGCAGTATCAGGTACGGCAACGTTCGTAGGTGATGAACACGCGGCTTTGGCTGTTTTAATCAACAGAGTTGCTAACAAAATCGCACAAAGAACAAGACGTGGTGCAGGTAACTATGCAGTGGTATCACCACAAGCATTAACTATACTTCAGTCTGCAACAACTTCTGCGTTCGCAAGAACAACAGAAGGTGCGTTTGAGGCTCCAACAAATCAAAAATTCGTTGGTACTTTAAACAGTGCGATGAAAGTATATGTTGATACATATGCGGCTGACGACACGGCAGTATTAGTAGGTTACAAAGGTTCATCTGAAGCAGATGCGGCGGCGTTCTACTGTCCATACATTCCGTTAATGTCAAGCGGCGTTGTACTTGACCCGTCAACTTTCGAACCAGTAGTGTCATTTATGACAAGATATGGTTATGTAGAGTTGAACAACACGGCAAGTTCACTAGGTAATGCTGGTGACTACGTGGGTGAAGTAGCAATATCTAACGTATCTTTTGCTTAATAATTAGAGCAACAGAAAACATTTTAAAGGGCGGCTTTTTTAAGTCGCCCTTTTTGTTTATAACCAATCAGGAGAAATAAAATGAAAGCATTTTTGAAAAGTAAGAAAACATGGATTGCAGTTGCAGTTGTTGTGATTGTATTCGCTTATGTTCTTTGGACAGGTCAACCTGCTCCAGAAGTTACACAATAATAGATTTCAATTTTAATCTATCTGAAGGGCGGCAATGAAGAACAAGCCGTCCTTTTTTTATGACTGAATAACAGCACATAATTTTTTTCAAATACCACGTAAGTATTATTGTGAAGTGGTTAGTTATATATTTTTACCTATCAGGTGT